CGCGGAAGATGGTCTGCGTCTTTATCCGTTGAACCGTTATGTGCTGCTGCGTGACCCATCAGGTGAGCCGTTGCTTGCAGTGGTGTGCGAAACCATGGCAGTTGATCAGCTTCCAGCAAGCATCCGTAATGAGCTGGGCAAGGACAACGATGAATATAAGGATGTCATCGATGAGGCCAACCCACTGCCAAACGTGGGACAAGATGCCAAGACGGTTGACATTTACACCTGCGTGAAATGGACCGATACCGGAGTCGAGTGGTTTCAGGAGATCAATAAGAAAGAGATCGAAGGCACCAGGGGCACGTCAGATAAAACTTCTTCCCCGTGGCTGCCATTGCGGATGAGTTCGTACCAAGCCAGCAGCTATGGCCCTGGCTATGTGGAGTCAGCTTGTATTGCTGATCTCCAGACCGCTGAAGCATTGTCTCAAGCTGTTAGCGAATGCGCTCTAGTCAGTGCGCAAACAAAGCACTTAGTTCGACCAAGTGGTGTCACAAACGCCAAGCAGTTAGCGGACGCACCGAACGGTGCCTATTTGCCCGGAAATCCAGATGATGTATTTACCGTCAGAACTGACAAGGGGTCAGATATTAACGTTGCTTTTACGGCACTTCAACGTATTGAACAGCGTTTAGCGGCGAGCTTTATGTTGTCTGAAATGCGTGACGCTGAGAGGGTTACTGCCGAAGAGGTCCGAATTCAAACTATGCAAACGGAACAAAGTCTTGGGTCGGTTTACGCCATATTGACTAGCGAATTCCAAGCGCCATATATTAGGCGTCGTCTGGCTTTGTATATGAAAAAGGGCGGAATGCAGAAGCTACCTGAAGGTTTGGTGCAGCCGATGGTTAGTGTTGGTTTGGCAGGCGTTGGCCGTGGCAACGATCTAGAGAAGACTGCACGATTTATGAGTATCTTGCAGCAATCAATTGGGCCTGAGGGTATTCAGAAGTACGTCAACAACACTGAGCTGATCAAGAGATTAAGCAGCTCAATGGGTATTTCACCGTTGGGTCTAGTGAAGAGTGAACAGCAGCTTGCTGCAGAACAGCAGCAGGCGCAGCAGCAGGCAATGCAACAGCAACTTGCTGCTAACCCACAAGGTCTTGCATCGGCTGCTCAGACGGTGCAGGAAATGAACACACCATCAGAGGAACCAAATGGCTGACATCATGCCGAGTCAAACCGTCCCTACAGGATTTGACCCACAATTTGCAGGCGCTGAGGGGATGGTTGCCCCAGGCCAGGAAGACCTTGCCCAGCAATTGATGGAGGGTGAACCACAGCCCGAACCGTTGGCTGAACCTCAAAGCGATCTAATCGGCGGCAAATTCAACTCGCAAGAGGACTTGCTCAAGGCGTATCAAGAGCTTGAAAGAAAGCAGAGCCAGTCTTCCCCGGCTGACTCCGGTAACCAGCAGTCTGATGGTTACACAGCAGAACAGGCAACAGAGATCTATGGCGATGAAATCGTTAATTCAGTCAATGAGGCTGGATTGAATATGGCTGAACTGATGTGGAAGGCCGACCAGGGCGGAGACATCAGTGAGCACTACGACGCTCTTGCTGCAGCTGTCGGTGTACCTCGTCAGGTGGTGGAGAACTATGTCGCCAAGGCCCAAGCAGGCGAAGGCGAATCTGTCGGGATGTCTGAGGCTGATGAGGCTCAGATCATGGATGAAGTTGGAGGCCAAGATGCATTTCAGGAATTGTCTGGTTGGGCTAAAACCAACCTTGATCCTGCTGAATTGTCTGATTACAACGGCATCGTTGATAGCGGTAACAAGCAAGCGATTCGCTGGGCGTTAAAAGCAATGCAGGCGCGATCAACTTCTGGTGCGCCATCGGAGCCAAAGCTGATCCGTGGCCAGGCCCCTGCTACCCAGGCCCGAAAGTTTAACTCTCAATCAGAAGTATTGGAAGCAATGAACAAGCGCGACAGCCGTGGCCGCAAGTTGTACGAGACGGATACTGAATATCAACGCAAGTTTGCTGAGCTTCTTAGCAATAGCGACGTTTTCAGTTAAGTTGTCGGCAGGGATGCTCTGCACCACTGCAACTGATCGGCCCCTGCGGGGATAACCGAAAGGATTGAGAGGCCGCGAATCCTACGCAAACTTCAATTCTTTTCAATCATGGCTGACGCTGATCTCAAAAGAGTAGGTCAAATTAAAGGCACCGGTGGCTCATGGGCTGCTGGTGCTGCTGCTCAAGATGGTTATCGAGCACTTTTTTTAAAATTAGGCTCGGCTGAAGTTCTTTCAGCGTTCGAGGAATACTGCGTATTTCGCGGAAAAACCAAAGAGCGTAATATCAGGGGAGGCAAATCAATGGCCTTTCCCATCACGGGCAAGCAAAGTGCGGCTTATCATCAGCCGGGCACTGAGATTACAGGAGGGACTAATGATCCTTCCGATCTCAATGAGCGCATCTTGACGTTAGATAGCCTCATGATTGCTGATGCTGCAATCGCTGAAGTCGATGAACTCATGGCGTACTGGCCAGCACGCCAGGAAATTACGCGCGAATTGGGCCGTGCCTTGGCCTATGAATTCGACCGCAGGGTTGCCAGGATCATCTTTTCAGCTGCTAACAACAGCACTGAGCCACTTGCTAAGGCCATTAACACTGGTCGTACAGGTTCAACAGTGACTCTTGGCACTGACTACACCGGAGCTAGTGCAACCCGTCAGGAGAAAGGTGACGCCCTTGTAAATGCCATCTTCGATGCACGCATCGCAATGGAGCAAAAGGATGTCCCAACCGATAATCTTTATGCGATTTTCGGCCCGGATGACTATTACGCCATCACAATGTCGTCTCGTGCGATTAACACGGACTTCACAAATGGCGGCGGCAATGGATCAATTGCAGACGGCAAAACCCTGATGGTCGCTGGAATTCCTCTTTATTCCAGCAATCACGTCACCCAGCCTGCATATTCTCTTGTCGCTGGAGATTGCAACGCAGAGTATGCACAAGACCTGAGTAACAACAAAGGGCTTGTGTTCCATAAGGACTGCGCTGGCGTCTTGACCATGTTGAGCCCAGCTCTTCAGGTCACTTCAGGCGACTGGAACGTATCTCACCAATCCACTTTGATGGTCGCCCGTCAAAACATTGGTATGGGCGTTCTGCGTGCCGAGTGTGCTGTCTCTATCGGCGTCTCTGCTTAGGCTTAGATTGCGGACGAGTATGGGGGCGGCTGGGTCTACGGACCTGGCCCCTTTTTTTATGGGCTTTAGCATGTAGTCATTACTTGTGCAGATGACCAATGGGTAGTATCCGGCAGACGACGATTCCAGGGCGGACGTCGCTGCTGGAAGCCGTCAATGTGTTGCTGCGCAACATCGGGGAGATGCCCGTTGACAGCCTGGAGAATCAGCAAATCCAAGATGCGCGTATTGCTGAACAAACCCTTTTGGAGTTTGCAAAAGAAGGGCAGCTCAGGGGGTGGTCATGGAACAGAGAAGAGGGTTACCCTTTCGACCTAGACACCAATACTGGGGAGATCGAGGTTCCAGCTGCAGCAGTTAGTTGGCTTGTAGACCCTTATCGATACGACGGTCGTTATGTCCTTCGAGGGGCAAGAGTTTATGACAAGAAAAACCGAACGTTCAAGATTGCGGCAGAAGATGCCCCGATCAAGGCTGACGTGATTTGGATGTTGTCTTGGGATGAAAGCCCGGAAGCATTTAACCGATGGACAACGATTCGATCAGCGCGTGTGTTTTCGACTCGGATGTTGGGATCTGACTCAGTGACGAATTACACCGCTGTCGATGAGCAGGCAGCACTAACTGAGCTGATGCGAGTGGAGATGGAACAGTCGCAGCCAAATTCGCTGACAGGTGGCACCACCCCGATGCCTACCTACAGGTCTGGCGACGGAATCATGCGTGGAATTTACGGAGGTGTTCGCGTTGGCTAATCTCGTTAGTTATGCAATCCCAAATCTCGTCCAAGGAATCTCACAGCAGCCCGATGCCCAAAGGGATCCCAGCCAGGGCTCTATTCAGGTCAATGGCGTTTCGTCAATTGCTGAAGGTCTTCGCAAGCGTGATTACACCGAAACGTTGGCCAAGGTGAGCCCTGGTATCCCATCAGGCCCTTCTCTATTAGAAAGCGAGGCCGTTGGCTTTGGCGATGCGTTTGTGCATTCCATTCTTCGAGACCAGAACGAAGAGTATTTGGCCGTTATCACAAATAACGGAATACAAGTTTTTGATTTAGAAGGGAATGAGATTCCTGTTACGCCGGATCCGCAAGCGTATTTCTATCTAAGCAGTATTACGGACGCTCGAAAAGAAATAAGGGCAATAACGATTGCAGATTTCACGTTTATCTGCAACCTGACTAAAGCCACAGCAATGAAAGCTGACTTGGCTCCCGCTCAGCCCAGGCCTTTCCCTCATGAATGTCTGATCTGGGTTCGCGCTGCGAACTATGGCCAGACATACGCCGTCAATGTCAACGGGTTTTTAGTTGAGGTTGAAACTCCTGTTGCCCCTGTTGTCAGTAGTGGCAGCACTGTCACTGAGAACAGGATTAGTTCAGAGGAGATTGCAGAAGCAATCATCACTGGGCTGGGTACGGCTGGCCTGACTGGTTACACCCTGTCGGCACAAGGTTCAGTGATCTGGATTCGTGGTGCAAACCCGATTTCGGTTGAAGTTTCTGACGCTCGCTCTAACGCTGACATCACGGCCATTCTGAATTCAGTGCAGGCATTTTCGGACCTGCCAACGATTGCCCCAATTGGGTATCAAGTCACGATTGAAGGAGATCCGGGCAATTCGTTCGATGGATTTTTCGTTGAATTCTTGCCGCGCGGTGCGGACATTAAGGCTCCCAACGGTGAGTTCAATGAAGGTTCCTGGCTAGAAACAGTAAGCCCAGGTGTTGAGTATTTGGTTGATGCTGAGACGATGCCTTATCTGCTGATCAGGACAAACTCTGTTGACCCGGAGTTTTGGTTTGGTCCGGCAAATGGGCAAGAT